AAGCCAAAAGGATGCGCTTGAATGCACGCTGAATCGCGCGACGCTGGGGCGAAACGATGGAGTTGTAAATCTTGTAAGCGTCGGCCAGCACGTCACCGCCGAAACCGACCTTTCCGATGCGGATGCAATACCACGCCTCCTGCTGAAACGCGGCGTAAATCTTCTCGGTGATGGTGGCCTGCGACTGCGTGAATTCCTTGTCAAAGTTCGTACCCCTAAACGGCACGAATTCGGGTTTGTCGTCGGGGTTCTCCAGCGTCAAGTCCATAATGCTGGCGGCGTTGGTGTCACCCAAAAACATATTCAGCGATTCGCCGAACTGTTCGTCGCGCTCATCGTCATTCACGGGCTTGCCGTCATCGTCCAAACCGATAACGCCGCCCTTGTGGTGGATGAATGCGCCTGCAATCATAAAGTTGTTGCGGGCGTTGCGATATAGCACGTTGTCGATGCCCTCGTCGGTCGAAAGCGCGGTGATAACCTTGTCGTAGATGGGGCGCGGGTATTGCCATTTCCCGTCCAGCGACACCCAAAGGATTTGACCGCAATACTTGTCGATGCCGCCGCACGCCTCAATCTGCGCCATAACTACGCGCGGGTTAGGGTTGAACGGGAACACATAGCGCACGTTGTCCTTTGTCACGCGAATAGCCTTGCCGTTGCGGGTCTTTTGCCCCGACCAATCGGGATGCACGCAGATATACGGAACGTAGCCGTTTGCATCTTCTTCGTATAGGCGGCAATCCTCAAAGTGAACGTGCTGCATCTCAACGACCTTGCCGACGGCGTTGTAATTGACGTGGATGGCGAAGCCGTTGTACTTGGCGGTATCTACGGCCACAAGGTGCAGAATATCGTCGATGGTGTCGCCCCTGCGGTTGCAGGGCAATTCCGAAAACGCGGTATTGTCAAACCCGTTACCCTCAATGAATGTCGCGTAACGTTCAAGACAAGTGCCGCCCGTGCTGCTTCCGTCTATGACATCGGCCACGCGCTGCGGGTATAGGTTATCGTCGCCGTACTGCTGAATGTTCAGCGCGGCGAGATAACGGGTTGAAAATCGCTTTTGGGGTTTCTTGATATTACTTACATTCATTGCGGGTATCGTGTTTTATTTCCTGCGGCGGGATTTTGCCGCTTTCTTTTGCGCCTGCTGGGTTTCCTTTTCCTCGGCGGGCAATTTATCGGTCGCGGGCTTTGCGCCCGTCCTGCGCGATTCTACGCGCTCCTGCCAATCGGCGGGGTAACGCTGAAACTTGGTGATGTCCTGCGGGCGTTCCGTCAGCCATTGCTCGGCGGCCTCGGTCGGCATTTCCAGCGTGTAGAGTTCATTTGTGCCGAAGCGTCGCAGCACCTCGCCCGCCCGTAACTTGTAGGGGGCTTCTTGTGGTAGTTCTGCCATAGTCCGTAGTTTGTTTGTGATGATGATGTATGCGTCGCGGTAGCAATCGCTGCAAGAGGTGCGCACGAAAGCGCGACCCATCACCCGTTTGTAAATATCTTCTATCGTTTCGCGGTCTTCAAAAGAAAAGCCGCTATCAAAGCGGCCTTTCATTGATTGAAGAGCCGTGAGTGCATCTTCCCGTGTCATTGTGTCCGTGCGTTGCGGTTATGAACCGATGAGCGAGTTGAAAGCGGCCTCGGTGGTGGTTGCGTCGGTAGAATAGAGGAACAAGCCCGAAGTGGGCGCGCCCGTTTCCTGCATCGTAATCTGCCACGCTCCGTCGGTGTCCTCCGAATAGGGGTCGCGGCTTCCCTCGGTCTGCTTCAAGCCAGCCTCAAAGCCGAAGACCTCATACTTGGCCTTGCTATCCGTGCCAGCGTACTTGTTTTTCAGTACGACCACGAATTCGCCGTTGGCGAGTTTGTCGATGATGTTGTGGCAGCAGGCGGGCGAATGGTCGTACACAAGGAACGACACAATCTTGTTGAACTTATTGCGGAAGTTACCCTGCACGAAAGCGGCGTTTGAGCCGTTGAAAGGCTGGTTGCCGACCTGCGAAACGCGGTAGCCCGTCTTGCCCGATTTCAGCGAAAGCGTGGTGAGTTGGTTGGGGTTCTGCGAATCGCGTGTGCTGGCATCAAAATCGATGTCCGCGCGATTGATGATTACGCCGTCGGCCTCAATGCCTGCGACCTGCGGATTTGAGCAGTCGAAACCGATGGCGGCTGCAAGTAAAGAATCACAACTTGGCATATCTTTGATTGTTTTTTGAATTGAAAGAAATTGGGCGGCGTTGGCGTGTTGTTATGCGCCGCCGCCGCCCGTTTTGTCACTCGCTTGCCTGCGATTAGTAGGCCACTTGGATAAGGTCGTCCTCACCGATGAGCGCGCCGATGTTGCTGGCGGCATAGAAGTAGTTCTCGCGGGTCTTCTTGTCGAAGAAGATGTCGAGGTCGGCAAGCATTGCCTTGTCTTCCGTACCGATGCGGAGATTGTTCGGGTTGGTGTAGATAACGCGGTGTGGGGCGTTTAACTTCGTGCCGTCGTTCTCATAGGTCTTGATGTTGATGTCCCACTCGTTGAACACGCGAATCTGAATGCCGTCGAACTCGGAAATCGACACGCCACGCGAAACGTTCTCGAATGGGATGGTGGCGTTGTAGGTGCGGTTGTAGTCCTTGCGGAGTGCTTGATAGAACGAATTGGTCATCATCAGCACGCCGCCGTTGTTGAAGATGCGTCCGTCAGCGTCGGAAAGCATAGCCTCGATGATGCCAATGGCCACGCCCTGCGTGTTGAGTGCCGACTTCTGCGTAGCGTAGGTGGTCTGCGCGTTGGCGGCAATGGTGGTCTTCTGCGCGGCGTTGGCGGTGACAATGCCCGCAATCTGCTTCCACAAGCCGTCGGTCATATTGAGCAGGTCGAGGTCAGTGCCTGCGGTGATGACACCCGAATTGGTGACGAGGGCGGCGTTCTTGTCTGCAAACCAAGCCATACGCCAAAGGGCTTCGTCGTATGCCTTTGAAAGCAGGGGAAGCAGCACCTTGTCCATAATCTCGGTGTCGGTGAGGTCATCCTGCGAAGTTCCCTTGTTGAGGGCGTACTCGGCGATGGTGTCGCGCCATACCTGCGCACAGATTTTGAGGGGGATTGAGTAGTCGCCCATATCCCAAGCCTTTTCAAAACCTTTCGGCATAACGGCCTCATATTCGGGATTGCATCCGCGCCCAGCCTTTGCGACGGGGTCGATGGAGTCGAGATAGCCGACCTTCTTCTTGTTGCGCTGGCCTACCTTTACGGCGGCAGAATTGGAAAGTTCGCCAAGTTTCCAAGAGGTAGTGAAAAGCACCTCGGAAAGACGCTCAATCGCGCCGTTGGGGGCGGTGAGAGCGGAGAAGTTGATAAGAGTTGCCATATTGATATTTTTGTTTTTGATTTGTGAAACGATGTGGGTTACTTGCGCATCTTGGCGCGTGCGGCCATAAATGCGTTGCGGCGTTCCTCGATGAAGTCGTCGCCGAATGTCACGGGCTGCTCACCCTTTGCGGCGGGTTTCTCGACGCGCTTGGTGTTGCCTGCGTTGAATGTGCTGCGGGCGTTGATGGCCTTTTCTACGGCCTCGATGCCGCCAGCCTTTGCGACGATTTCCAAAACGCGCTTGTCCTCGGCGTTGTTGGCTTTCTCCAACTCGGCTTCAAGTTCTGCGATGCGGTTGTTTGCCTTTTCAAGTTCGGCCTCCAACTCCGCAACGCGGTTGCGCAGTTCCTCGGTTTCGTCGGGTTCGCCCTCGGCGGGGGTTTCCTCACCCTCGGCGGCTGGGGTTTCCTCGGCTGCTGGTTCTTCGGGTTCGGGCGCGTTGATGGCGGTGATTACGCCGCCCTCGACAACGATTTCCGTGCCGTCCTCCATTACGAATGTTCCGTCGGGGCTGGCCGCGTCACCAACTTGCGGCTCGCCCTCTTCACGCTCTACACTCAAAACCGACCCGTCGGCGGCGGTGACTTCCAAGCATACCATCTTGGCGTTATCATCCGAAAGGCCGATGAGTTCTTTGAGTGCTTCGACCACCTTGCCGAAGCGGGTGGCCTTGTCGCTGGTCTTGCTCATTTTGCTTTTTGATGTTATTGGGTTAATACTTGCCCCTGCTGGGGCGTTCGA